CCGGCACCGTCACCAGCGTCAACCTGACTGCGGGAACTGGCGTCAGCGTCTCTGGCGGCCCCATCACGGCCTCTGGCTCCATCACCGTCACCAACACCGCCCCAGATCAGGTTGTGTCGCTGACAGGGTCTGGCGCTACGACCGTGACGGGCACGTACCCGAATTTCACTATCTCCTCGCCCGCGAGCGGCGCAGGCACCGTGACCAGCATCGACGTCAGCGGTGGCACCACCGGCCTGACGACGTCGGGCGGCCCAGTCACCAGCAGCGGGACAATCACGCTTGCAGGCACGCTGAATGTCGCCAACGGCGGTACAGGCGCGACGACACTGTCTTCGGGCTATCTGCTCAAGGGTAACGGCACGTCGGCTGTCAGCGCGTCTGTGGTGTACGACGACGGCACGAACGTCGGGATTGGTACGACAAGCATAAGCGATAAGCTGACGGTTCAAGGTAGCGGCAATTTCCGCGTCAGCAGCGGCAATGTTGGTATCGCCCTGAGCGGCAGTGGGTGGTCTTACTCAAACTATTTCAACGCTGCCGATAACTCACTTCGTTGGTATTCAAGCACCGGAGGGGACCGCATGGTCCTCGACAGCAGCGGTAACGTCGGGATTGGTACGAGTTCGCCGGGTGCGAAGTTGCACGTTAGTACCGGAACTACTACAAACACCATAGCAGGAAATGCTATCGCTGGCTTTACGTCAAACGCTAACGCCGTGCTTTCTCTAAATGTTCCCGACGCTAATGCCGCTGGCTTGTTCTTCGGTTATGGCGGTAATTCGTATTGGGCTGGCATCGAAAAAGATGGTGGAAACGGCGTTAGGTTTGTTGTCGCTGCCTCAGAACGTATGCGCCTCGACACCAGCGGCAGCTTGATGGTGGGGACGACTAACCCTCAGGGACGCTTGGCTGTCGGTTCGGCTACTGGCAGCGTAGGCTTCAATACCGGTACATCCTCCTCCCCAGAGCGCGGGAACCTCTGGTACGACACCGACAACACAGGTTGGAAGTTCAACATCGGCAAGCTGGCTGGCGGCACTTTTACCCCGCAGATGACGTTCCAAGACAATGGCAACGTCGGTATTGGGACCACCGCACCCTCAAGCCGTCTAAGTGTCGTGTCGTCTACCTCGTCGCTGGCCCAGTTTACTGGCCCAGAATATTCGCAGATACGCCACTCAGACGGCACGCGTACGTTGTTCACGCAGGTCTTCAACAACGAGGCTCGGCTGTTTACCGAAACATCCACCCCACTTACTTTCGGCACTGGCAACACAGAACGTATGCGCATCGCGGCAAATGGGGACGTGACTGTCGGTGTTGGCGGTACCGGGGCGCAAAACACTGTAATCTACATGAACGGCTCTAGCAACGCTGCCGCAGGGGCAGTGATTGTCGGACAGAGGAATGGCACCAACGCTTGGGCTATCGGTGATACTTCTTCGCTCTTTGGTAGCGGGATCGGGCTTTCAAATTACGTCTACGGGGCCAACCCTTGGATCGTGCAGACCAACAACACAGAACGTATGCGCATAGCTGGCGACGGTAACGTCGGGATCGGTACGAGTTCGCCAGTGGCGAGGCTGCACGTTGTTGGAACTTCGTTCTTTGCCTCGGACATGTTCACCTACCAGAACGGTGGCATTTTCTTCAGCGGCAACGGTTCCTACAATGTTGGTATCTACTCCCGCACTGCCGACCTAGTTTTCCAAGCTAACGGTGGTGAAGGTGCGCGTCTCACTTCTACGGGTCTTGGGGTTGGTACGAGCAGCCCCGTAAGCCGTCTTAACGTATCCGGCACGACAGGGTTCACTTGGTCTGGTGGCGGCACGTCGTCTGGCCTTGTCACCATCGGAACCCAAGGCACAGGCGGTTCGCTCTTTGTTAACACCGCAAGTCTCAATTCGAGCTTCGCGTCAGGCTTGGCTATCGACGGGACATACTCAAACCCGTCAGCGGTAGTCAATCTAAAGGCAGTCGGCGTCAATTCTGGTGGCAGCTACAATGCCTCGCTTGCGTTCCATACCAGCTTTGAAACCACGTTAGCAGAACGTATGCGCATCAATGCCAGCGGTAACGTGCTGGTGGGGACTACTACGGATTTTGGTGGGCGGCTTACGCTTGTTCCCGCGACGACACCGACAACCTTTGCAAACGGTAACCAACTACAAATCGGCGAAGCTACGAGTAACACTGCTTACCGTTTTCAGGCGGGGTATATCAACCACCCCGTGCAGGGATACATAGGCTCGTTGCAGGCATACGCTGGCAGCGTACCTACAAATCTGTGTTTACAGGGCGACGGCGGTAACGTCGTAGTTGGCGGCGCGACCACTGTTTATAGCTTCTCTGGCCGTGGTCTGATCGAAGTAAACGGCTCGTTCGACAGCTTAATGGCGTGGAAGGTCAACAACACACCAAGGTTGTATATCCAAGCAGCTACTGGCGGCGAGGCGTACATCGTCGCCCCGTCAAACCCGTTGGTTTTGCAAACAGGGGCTGCGGTCCCTATGCAGTTCCTAACCAACAACACAGAACGTATGCGCATCGACAGCAGCGGTAACTTGCTGGTGGGGACAACAACCGCTCGCAACCGCCTGACGGTGCAAGGCACGGTGTTCAGCACTCCCACACTGGGTACTGCAAGTGGTCAAGGCTTTTTTGGTGAGGCCGCTGGCTACGGCATGATGCTCGGCACGTCTGGATTTGGCTACGGCTGGATACAGCAACAGCGCGTCGATGGTTCGGCCACTCCCTATGACTTATTACTTCAGCCTGTTGGCGGCAACGTCGGTATTGGTACGACGGCCCCTTCCCAGCGGGTTTCCGTGGGTGCTTCTTCAGGAACCATTGGTTATGGGATTGAATACACCCCAACCGATCAGCAAGTTTTTGCGCTTACGGCTAATCTTGGAACAGGCGAAGTACGGCATTTTGCGGATACAAATTATTTCCCTACGTTTTACGCAAATAACGCAGAACGTATGCGTATCGACGGTGCGGGCAACGTCGGGATTGGTACGACTTCTTTTGTTGGCAAGCTCAGTGTTAGCATGGGCGACGCAACTAGCTCTGGTGCGCCGGGGGCATGGGACAACACCTACGCTCTTTTCGGAGGTACTACCGCAAATGCTGGCGCTGTTGCTATTGGGTATAACAGCAGTACTGGTGGGTCTATATCGGCGCTATCAGCAGGTGTAGCTTGGCGGACGATGAGCTATCAAGCAAATATCCACCGTTTTCTCATAAATGGCGGCGAAAAAATGCGTGTTGCCAGCGACGGCAATGTCGGGATCGGGAACAGCATCCCCGGTGCTTATGGCGCACGACTTGCCATTGGTGATCCGGGCGATGCTTTCAGCAACACCCTTTTAACTCTAACTCAGTACGCCACGTTCTCTATAACCGCCAACGGGGTGACGCCAGCAGCGGGGACGACTTTTGACTGGTCATGGGCAAACGGTGGACAAGGGCCTCTGAAGTTTAGTAGCTCTGGCACAGAACGCATGCGTATCACTAGCGCGGGTCTTGTCGGGATTGGTACATCCGCCCCCAACCATACGCTTGACGTAGCAGGAAACGTCGGTCTTTCTGGCAACATCTACATGGGCCAAGGCTTCAATAATGGCAATAGCATTGAGGTTGGTTACGGGCGCACAGGCAGCAACTTTGCTTACATCGACCTTATTGGTGATACAACCTACAGTGACTACGGGTTTCGTATGCTTCGGGGTAACAATGGGGCCAACGCTAATTCTCAACTTAACCATCGCGGTACGGGCGCGTTTGTCCTTATAGCCGAAGAAGCGGCCCCGATTGCTTTTCAAACAAGCTCCACAGAACGCGCCCGCATCTCAGCCGCAGGTGGCTTCTCTGTTGGCACCACGGCTGACCCCGGCGCGGGTGCGATATACGCCACTGGCAACATCACAGCCTACTATTCGGATGATCGGCTCAAGACGCGGCTGGGCGACATTGACGACGCGCTGGGTATCATCGACAAGATTGATGCCTTCTACTACGAAGCAAACGAAACGGCCAAGGGGTTGGGCTATGAGGCCGTGCGTGAAGTCGGTGTATCGGCCCAGTCAGTGCAGAAGGTGTTGCCCGAAGTGGTGGCCCCTGCCCCCATCGACGCGGAGTATCTGACCGTTCGTTATGAACGATTGGTGCCCGTGCTGATACAAGCAATCAAAGAACTTACCGCCCGCGTGGCGCAACTAGAAGGAAAGTAAGATGGCTATTACCAACACTTGGGGCGTCGTGCAGATGGACGCCTACCCAGAATATGACGGCGAAACCGATGTGGTCTTCACCGTACATTGGAACCTGACCGGCACTGAGACGGTCTCCGGCACGACCTACACCGGCTACGTCTACGGCTCTGTCGGCGTCAGCCTCGACGAAGGTGCATCGTTCACACCATATGCAGACCTCACCGAAGCGCAGGTCATTGGCTGGGTGCAAGACGCACTTGGCGAAGAGCAAGTTGCAAGCTATGAAGCGAACGTGGCGCAGCAGATTGCTGACCAAATCGATCCGCCCGTAGTGACGCCGCCACTGCCTTGGGCTGAAGGAGCAGAGTAATGGACATCAATATCACCCTGAACGTAGACGAAGTGAACGCCGTCCTCCAGACCTTGGGCAACCTGCCCACGTCGTCAGGCGCGTTCCCGCTTCTCATGAAGATCAAGCAGCAGGCCGAGGGCCAACTGCCCAAGGAAGAGGAAACCGCCGAGTGATCGAGGAACTCATCAGTCGCGTGTTCTACGCACGCAACGTGGCTCACTTTGAGCATTGGCGCGCGAAGGGTGAGGGCAGTTTCGCAAAGCACAAGACATTGGGCCGCTTCTACGACGACGTCATCGACGCAATCGACCGTCTCGTAGAAGCCTACCAAGGCGCGTTCAGTCTCATCGGGAACATACCGGCCCCGAAGGTGACTGAGCGTGACGTGCTGAAGCTCCTAGAGGCTGATGCGGACTGGATCGAGGAGAACCACGAGGCCGTCTGCAAGGGCAACCGCGCAGTGGCCAACTTGGTCGACGGCGTCACAGAAGTGTATCTGACCGCCGTATACAAGCTGCGGAACCTGAAATAATGGACTTTGACATCAACACCATCGTCACCGTGCTGGCCTTCATCGGCGGCCTCATAACGGTCTGGGTCAACCTCAACAACAGGCTTACCCTCATGGAGGCGCGCCTTGGCTTTGGTGAAGAGAGGTTCAACGCCATCGACAAGAAGTTCGACGAGGTGATGATGCACCTTCGCCGGATCGAAGATAAATTGGATAACAAGGCGGATCGGTGATGAAATGGTTCTTGCTACCCCTCGCGGCTTTGGCCCTCATGGGCTGCGAAGACCGCTATCGGTACGACTGCCAAGATCCCGCGAACTGGCAGGATGAACTCTGCAAGAAGCCTCGCTGCATTGCGATGGGCTACTGCACTGAGTGGTTGATAGATACGGGTGAAGAAGAGAATGAAGCCGAGAAGTGAATGGTCGCCGGAGGAAATGCTGCGGTTCATCGTTGGCATTGTGTTATCACTGACGCTCACGTTCATCGTGGCGACCGTGTTATATTCGCTGGTGTTTGTATCGCAGCCGATGGAGGGGCAATCCCCGAATGACGCTGAGTTTTTTAAGCTGATTAACCCGATTGCGACGTTTATCGTCGGGGCATTGGCAGGGCTTATGGCAGGGCAGGGCAACGGCTCAATGACGTCGAAGCCGCCGGAGAAGATCGAAGGAGAAGAAGATGAGCTTCCTAAATAGTTTTGAAAGCAGGCAAGATGGCGTGAACGACACCGTCGAGTTTGTTATCCGCGTGGCAATCGTCACACTGTCGGCAGTTATCCTTGTCGTCGTGTTGGCGCTGGCAGTTGGCCTATTCGTGTCGAACGACGTTGTGGACAGCGCAGCTATCCTTGAGATGGTCAACCCTGCGTTCCAGACGATTATCGGTGCGCTTGTTGGTCTGCTTGGTGGCCTGAGCCTCAACGCCAATGCGCGTGACAAGGAGCCTGCGCCAGAGCCAGAAGCGCCGCTTGAATTGGATACGCCTGAACCGGAGCCGGAAGCGCCAAAAACATACAGCGATCCGCAGGCCACCGTCTTTATTGATGAGCCTGATGATGATGACGATATGGAGCCATGGGAAAAGTATCGTAACGACCTGCGGTATGATTTCAACGGTGACGGCGTGGTCGATGCAAATGACTTTCCTGATTGGCGGAGTGCAGGGAAATGAGCCTTATAAACCTTCAAAGTAAATGTGGATGCCATCCAGATGGTGCGTTCGGACCGGGGACACTGAAATCCGCCTGCGCGCATTTCAAGCTGAACAAGAACCGCGCCGCGCACTTCTTCGCTCAGACGGCGCATGAGAGCGGCAACTTCAAGGCGTTCAGCGAGAACCTGAACTACGGCGCGAAGGGTCTGCGCGGCATCTTCGGGAAGTACTTCCCGACCGACGCGCTTGCCCGCGCCTATGAGCGTCAGCCGCAGAAGATTGCCAACCGCGTCTACGCCAACCGTATGGGCAACGGCGATGAAGCGTCAGGCGAGGGCTGGAAATACCGGGGCAGGGGTCCGCTCCAACTCACCGGGAAGAACAACTACCGCGCATTCGGCAAGTACATCGGGCGCGAACAGGAGGTGTTAGACAACCCAGACATCGTCGCTAACGAACTCGGCTTCGAAAGCGCGTTGTGGTTCTTTGACGCAAACAAGCTGTGGTCGATCTGCGATCAGGGCATCAACGACGCTGCCATTCTGCAAC